GGGTAAGACTAATACATCTGACTCTTTATGTGCTATATACGTGTATAAGAATCCTGTAGAAATAATAAGAGATGAAGGTGGGGGCAAGGTGACTAACACAATAGAAAGAGATAAGATAGTGGCTAGTTGGTGTGGAAGGTTTGATGACTTAAACAAAACTCATGAGCGTCTTGAGCTATTAATAGAATGGTATAATGCCTGGACTATTGTCGAGAACAATGTGGCTTTGTTTATTCAATATATGATATCAAAGCGTAAGCAGCGTTATTTGGTTCCTAAAGATATGATTCTTTTTCTTAAAGATATAGGCGCCAATAGAAATGTATTTCAGGAGTATGGATGGAAGAATGTGGGTACACTATTTAAAGGTAATATTCTGTCCTATGGGATTGAATACACAAAAGAAGAACTAGACTATGAGACCCAACCTGATGGCACCATTATTAAAACCATTTATGGAGTGGAAAGAATTCCTGATCCAATGCTTCTAAAAGAGATGCAGATGTATCAGGATGGTTTAAACGTGGATAGATTGGTAGCTTTTTGTTCTCTTATAGCATTTGCTAAGGTGCAACAATCAAATAGAGGTTTGGCCAAACGCGTAGAAACTGTACACGAAAATTTGGTAAACCCCCAAAAAATGAGTAAATTAAACTGGGGGCCCTTTAGACATTTAGGTCAATCCAAACTTAAGCCTTCTGTATATGCTCAACCTCGAAGCCCTTTTAAAAATATTAGATAAAAAATTTAAATAATCATGCAAATATATAATGCACTAGATCTAAAAGCTGGTAAAAAAGTCGACTACCATAAGATGGGGGTGCTTACACAGCCTATCCAATTCTTATCTGACAAAGAGAAAGATGATCAGTGGCGCGCATGGAACTTGGACTGGTTAGAATTCCAAGGCATGAAACAGCTTAGACGTAATGCAAGGCGTTTACTAAAAAACTATAAACTAGCTAAGGGAATTATCGATCGTACTGATTATATAGTGGAAGAGAACAATGAGATGGCTGATCTTATTGATGTACTCACTAAAGAAGATGTATCTGCTTTAGAACTTAAATTCTACCCAATTATTCCAAATGTAGTTAATGTATTAACTAATGAGTTCTCTAAACGTACATCTAGAGTGATGTTTAGAGCAGTGGATGATCAGTCATACAATGACATGCTTGAGAAAAAGCGTCAGATGCTGGAAGATTCTCTACTTGCAAAAACTAAAAGTGAAATGATAACTAAGATGACTCAAATGGGATTACCACTTGACTCACCTGAGTTTAAAGAAAACACTTCTCCTGATAAACTTAAATCCCTACCTGAAATAGAACAGTTCTTTAAGAAAGATTATCGTTCAATGTTTGAAGAGTGGGCTTCTCACCAGATGAAAGTGGATGAGGAAAGATTTAATATGCAAGAGCTGGAAGAGCGTGGGTTTAAAGATATGCTTATTACAGATAGAGAGTTCTGGCATTTTAGAATGATGGAGGATGATTATGAAGTGGAACTATGGAACCCTGTATTGACATTCTATCATAAGAGTCCAGATGTAAGATATATTTCCCAGGGTAACTGGGTGGGTAAGATTGATATGATGAGCGTGTCTGATGTAATAGATAAGTTTGGATGGATGATGACCCAAGATCAATTAGAAGCTTTAGAAGTTATCTATCCTGTTAGATCTGCTGGATATGCTGTATCAGGTTACCAAAACGATGGAACGTATTATGATCCTACGCGTACACATGAGTGGAATACAGAAATGCCTTCATTAGCTTATCGTCAGTTCACTTCTTTGTATGATGCTAAGTTTGGTACAGGAGATATAGCTGAATGGATCCTATCTGAGTCAGAAGATTTGCAAGACTTTGGTAAGTCACATATGCTTCGTGTAACTAATGTATATTGGAAATCACAGCGTAAAGTGGGCCACTTAACTAGAATCACTGAAGAAGGTGAGATAATGCAAGACATCATCACTGAAGATTACAAGGTGGTAGATAAACCACAATACAACACTTCAGTGTACAAACAAAAAACTAAAGACAATTTAATTGTTGGTGAACACATAGACTGGATATGGATTAATGAAACTTGGGGAGGTATTAAAATTGGTCCTAATAGACCTGCATTCTGGGGAGTTAATAATCCAGGTGGTATAAATCCAATCTATCTTGGATTCTCAGGTGGTAAACCAGGTCGTATACCATTCCAATTTAAAGGTGATGCCACTGTATATGGATGTAAACTTCCTGTAGAAGGATGTGTATATGGTGATCGTAATACAAGATCTACATCTTTAGTTGATCTTATGAAACCATTCCAGGTGGGGTATAATATAGTGAATAACCAAATAGCTGACATCTTAGTAGATGAGCTTGGTACCATTATTATGTTTGACCAGAATGCCTTACCACGTCACTCGATGGGTGAAGACTGGGGTAAGAATAATTTAGCCAAAGCTTATGTAGCTATGAAGAATTTCCAAATGCTTCCTCTAGATACCACTATCACTAACACTGAAAACCCTCTGTCATTCCAACACTACCAGGTATTAAACCTTGAGCAGACCAATCGTATGATGTCCAGGATTAAACTGGCTGAATACTTTAAACAACAAGCATTTGCTGTTATAGGTGTAAATGAACAACGCATGGGTCAGCAGATTGCACAAGAACAAACTGCCACTGCTGTAGAGCAAGCTACTAATGCTTCTTACGCTCAAACTGAACACTACTTCATACAGCATAGTGATAACTTAATGCCTCGCGTACACCAGATGAGAACTGACTTAGCTCAGTATTACAACTCAAAGAAACCAAGTACACGTCTTCAATATATTACATCCAATGATGAGAAGATGAACTTTGAAATCAATGGAACAGACTTGCTTCTTAGAGACTTGAATATATTTTGTACTACTAAGACCAATTCTCGTGCTATGATGGAGCAGTTGAAACAATTAGCTCTAAATAACAATACCACTGGCGCATCTATCTATGACTTAGGAAGTATTATTAAATCTGAAAGCATTGGTGAACTTACTGCTGTACTTAAAGCTGCAGAAGAAAAAACAAATAAACAGAAACAAGATGAACAACAACATCAACAACAAATGCAAGATCAGCAGATTAAAGCTCAACAAGAACAGCTTAGACAAGCTCAACAATTTGAAGCTGATCAGAATGATAAGGATAGACAAGCAAGAATCACTGAAGCAGAAATTAGAGCAGCTGGCATGGGGTCTATGTCTGATGTTAATAAGAATCAGCAATCTGATTATTTGGATGCTTTAGATAGAATTCAGGGAGAACAGCAGTATCAAGATGAGATGAACCTTAAAAGAGAAAAGCATCTCACTGATAAAGAGCAAAATGATGCTAAGATGGAAGTGGAAAGAGAAAAAATTCAAGCTCAAAAACAAATTGCAGACAAACAATTACAGATAGCTCAAACCAATAAGAATAAGTATGATGTTGGTGGAAGAAGCTTGAAGAAAAAATAATTTTAAAATTATAGCTCTATTATCCATAGCTTAGATACCAAAATAAAAGATTTTGTAAATATATAGAGTTTAAGTTGTATATTATTATTGTAGAGATACATAACATAAAAAACCAAATAGATTATGGCAGATATTCAAACAAATGTTCAAGAAATTGATCTTGATATTGATAGTTGGTTAGGTGCTCCAGGAGCTGATAGTATTATCACTCCAGTAGGTGGTGAAAAACCAGAAGCTAAACCTCACATGTTCAGCAGCACCAAACAAGACTTAAGTTTTTTAGATACATCTATAGATAAGAAAGAAGAAGAACTTCCAATATCTAAAGAAGAAGCTAAAGACATTTTAGATGAAGTTTTAGATGGAGACATTAAAACTTTTGATGATGAGAATGATGGTAAGAAACCAGGAAGACCAAGAACTGATAAATCAGGATTGGTTGAGTTTTTAAAGAAAAGAATAGAATCAAAAGACATGTTTGCTTTTGACGACTATGATGAAACAAAACAAGACCTGGCTGATTATTTAAGTAATTTAGGTGAGAAAGATATTGAGGATTTGTGGCAAGCAAATATTTCTAATATTAAAGAAGAAGTAGCATCACAAACTCCACAAGAATTTTTTAAATCTCTACCAGAAGAATTACAATATGCTGCTAAATATGTAGCAGATGGTGGTGAAGATCTTAAAGGTTTATTTGCTGCATTAGCACAAGTGGAACATGTAAGAGAGATGGATCCAACAGATGACAATGATCAAGAACATATTGTTCGTCAATATCTTCAAGCAAAAGGTGTATATGGTTCTGCTGAAGAAATGGAAGAAGAAATTAGCACTTGGAAAGACTTAGGTGTTTTAGAAAAAAAAGCTAAGCAATTCAAACCTAAGTTGGATCAGATGCAAGAACAAATTGTTCGTAGTCAATTGGCAGAACAAGAAAAACGTAGTCAACAACAACAAGCTGCTGCTGACGCGTACATGCAAAATGTATTTGAAACATTAAGACCAGGAGAAATTAATGGCCTTAAGTTAGATAAAAAAACCCAAGCTAATTTATATAGTGGATTAGTACAACCTCAATACCCATCTATATCAGGTAGACCAACCAATTTGTTGGGACATCTTTTAGAAAAGTATCAGTATGTAGAACCAAACTATAGTTTAATTGCTGAAGCTTTATGGTTGCTTTCAAACCCTGAAGAATATAGAAGTAATTTAAAGAGAGTGGGTAGCAATGAAAAAGTGGAACAAACTGTGAGACAACTAAAAACTGAACAGTCTCGTAGAAATACTTCTGCTTCATATCAAGAAGAAGAAGACAAACCTAGAAAAATAGCAAGACCTCAAAATATTTTTAAACGATAATAATTTATTAACCCTTAAATTTTAACGCCCTATGGCAACTCCAGTTTTAAACAATGGTATATTTCTACGAGATACCAGCTATCAAACTAGCTCACACGTAGATTCGTATCACCTTTCAAATCTCCTTAAGAGTGCTGAACCTACAGATTTAGGTCCAGTTGATCTTTGGGCAATGGCACAAAAAGTAGAAATGCCTTTGTATCAAATGTCTTCTTTTGGTGGTAAGAATGTTATCATGGTAGATAACAACAGAGGTGAGTACAAATGGCAAATTCCTGTAGCTCAAGATCTTCCTTATATTATTGAAGATATTGAATCAGGTAACTCAACTAAAGGTATTGATGGTACAACTTTCAAAATCAAGTTGAACAAGCGTTCTTTTGGTCATGGTGATATCATCACTTATGACAAGTACAATGGTGTGGAAATGTATATCACTGCTGATGATATTATCCCAGCTGGTGATGGTTTCATCTACACTGTTCAATTAGTAAACAATGATAACACTAAATACCTAGATAGTAAATATCTGAAAATAGGTACTAAAGTGTTTAGAAAAGGTTCTGCTCGTGGTGAATATGGTGAAAGATTTTCTGACATTGGTTCAGTATCTGCAGGATTCAGAGAGTTCTACAACTACGTTGGTGGTGCTGAAGCTCACGTACACTATTCTATTTCTAGTCGTGCTGACTTGATGATGAAGGGTGGTATGAAAGCTGATGGTACTGTACCTGTAGTAGAACTTTGGAGAAACTTTGAAAAGAGTTCTGATCCAAGTATTACTAACTTAGAGACTATGGCTGCTAAGCTTGGTAAAGACTACGTGAAGAAAGCTTATCAATCTGGACAGTTAACTAGAAGTTTCTTAACTACTTTAGAAGCTGCTCACTTAACTAAGATTGCTAATGACATTGAGACTTACTTAATGTGGGGTCAAGGTGGTAAGGTTCGTCAAGATGGACCAGATGATATCAGATTGTCTGTGGGTCTTTGGAAACAACTTGATAACTCTTATAAGCGTATTTACAATAAAGCATCTTTCAACCTGGATTTATTCAAGTCTGAAATCTTCAACTTCTTCAATGGTAAAGTTGAATTTAAAGGACCAGATCCTCAAAGAGCGCTTATCGTACAAACTGGTATGGGTGGTATGAAGCTTGTGAATGAAGCAATCAAGAAAGAGGCATTCAACTCTGGTCTTGTATTAAATGCTCATGAGCTTGGTGCAGTTAGTGGTAAAGGTATGGATCTAAACTTTGGATTCGCTTACACTAGCTATGTAATTCCATTCTTGGCTAACGTTAAATTTGTATTGAACCCTGCATTTGACAATGTTCATACAAATGATATTGAGAATCCAATAATCGATGGTTTCCCATTAAGTTCTTACAACTTTATCATATTTGATATCACTGATAACACAAATGACAACATCTTCTTGTTGAAGTTATCTTGGGATAATCAATTGAAATGGTGGTATCAAAATGGTACAATGGATTACATGGGACGTACTCAAGGATTCCAATCTGGAGGTAACTTCAACGGATACCGAGTATTCATGACTCAAACAATGCCAGCTATCTGGGTGAAAGACCCTACCAAGGTATTGAAGATAGTTATGAGAAACCCTGTAACTGGTGGATCATTCTAAATAACTAAGCAATAAAAGGTCTGGGAGAAATCCCAGGCTTTTCTTTGCTACTGTTTCTTTTTATATATCTTTGTAAAAATTAAAATTATATACTATGGCTGGTAACACAAAAACTGCTAAAGCTGTTGCACCAAAAGCTGCTCTTGGTAAAGCTAGTTCTAAAGGTGTAATGGTTGGAAAAAATGCTGGTAAAGGCATGGTTTCTTCTACTGCTCCTGCTGCTAAAGCACCTACTGCTAAAATGAAAAAAGGTGGTATGGTGAAAATGAAAAAAGGTGGCATGTGCTAAAATAACTGTATTGGTGAGAGGGTGATAATACATCATCCTTCATTCACCAATAGTCCCCCCTATATTCTTAGTAGTATAGGTATAATCTAAGGTATGCCCACTATACTGATCATATAGAGAGCTGGCAACTCTTCTTAGATTCTTAATTAGAAACAATTTAAAATATACCCACTATGGCAATCTTTAAAAGATTAATTCAAAACCCAAGCTCTCCTGATAAAGATATTAAAGCTGCAGGTGCAGCAAGATATAAGCAATCATCTTTTGCTAGACTTACTGATACTAATGCATTATCGAGAGATATATTTGATCAAAAACTTTATAGTGTAGATGCAGGTGGAGCAACATCACAAACAGCTTCTGTAGCAATTACTTCTAAAAAAGGAGTTGTTAAAATTACTAATGCTCACACTGGTGCTACTTCTTTTACACTTACATTAACTAATACTGAATTATTAGCTGCTGATGTAGATAATTATTTTATGCAAGTAACAGTAGGAAGTGCAACTACTATGGTTCCTTCTGTAAAAATAATTCCTGTAACAGCTGGTCAGTTTGGTATAGTTATTACAACAACTGTTTCTATAAACTGGGCTACAAACCCTACTTACGTTAACTATCAGATCGTTAAGATAGGAGACTAATTGTCAAATTTCGCGTAACAATTCGAAGTATTTTCGAATTACTATATAAAAACCAACAAAAATATGAGTGTAACTATCGTGGAGAAATACCCACAAAACAAAAAGTCTAACATTGTAATTAAGCCTTTTTTCAATGCTAATGTAGATAACATGGGATTGCAAAAATATGGATTGAGTTTATTTGATGGGGCTTTTCATGAGGAAACAATTGCGTGTTTAGAAATCAATGGTATTAAAAGATATCTCACTGGTTTGAACGAGTTTGCTCCAGAAGTAAAAGATCTTCCAGAGCAAGAGCAAGAAGCTAAGATTAAACAAATTAGATCAGTGGTTGCTCAGCTAGAAAAAGAATTAGCTGCTAACGTAATTGATCCTAATGATGAATTGTTTTGGAATAAGGTAAAACTTCTTAGACAAGACAATAGTGAGTTCTGGGATAAGATTAAAATTAGATGTGGTAATGAGCCTGTGCATTTAGAACCTAATACAGATCCTTATGATTTGATTAGACTATATGCGATAGAAGCTGGTGGTTTTTCAATTGTTGCTAGATCTTTAGAAGAAGCTAACAAGATGCCTACACCACCTAAGTTTTACTTAGATCAGTTAGAAGAAAGTTCATCAGTGAAAACTGAAGTAAAAAAACTTCGTAACCTGGCGCTTTCAGAATTACACAAGTTGTATAATAAGAATGCTAACAAGCTTCTTTATATAGCAAGAGTGTTGGATATCAATAGCAGTCAGTATAAGAAGTCTACACCTAATGATGTGGTTTATGATAACATGGACAAATACATCAATGGTGAACTTACTGAAAAAGATAAATCAAAATGTGCTCAAAGATTCCTGGATGCTGTAAATCTTGATATGGAAACATTAAGGATTAAAGCAATAGTGAAAGACAGCGCATTCTACAAGTTTATAGCTACAAAAGCTGATGGATTTATTTATCACATGCAGACAGTGACACTACTTGGTAGAACACAACTTGATGTTATCGAATATTTAAAAAATCCTTTGAATGAAGAACTACTAGTAGATCTTACTAAAAAGGTAGAAAAATATTGGAATCAATAATTTATAGTTATGGCTAAAGATAAAAAATGGATACAAAAAGCTGTTAACCCAGCTCATAAAGGTTATTGCACACCAATGACTAAAGCAACTTGTACACCTAAACGTAAAGCTTTAGCCAAGACATTTAAAGCAATGGCTAAAGCAAAAAAAGGTAAATAATGATATATGAACCTCACAATAGGGTGGAAGTTAGTACACCTAAAGGTGATGGAATTATATGGCTAGTTACAGACTATGGTCATGAAACTGATACTATTTACACTGTAATTATTAATACTACTGGTGAGATGTGGCAGTTTACACATAAAGATATTAAAGTAAAAAGTAACATAACATTTAATAGAAAACTATAATGGCAAAAAGTACAAAAAAAAGTGGATCAGCTGGTAAGACACCAATGACACCTGCTCAAAAAAAGTTTGCAGCATTAGCTCCACCTAAAAACAAAATAACATTTGCTGATAAAATAGCTGGTTCTAAAAAGAAATAACTATGGCAAAGCAAATGATTAAAAGGGCTGATGGTTCTAAATCTCAAAGAGGACTTTGGGATAATATTCGAGCTAATAAAGGATCAGGTAAAAAGCCTACAGCTCAAATGTTGAAACAAGAAAAGAAAATAAAAGCTAAATCTAAATAATAATGAGAAGTAATAATAATAAACCTAAAAAACCTTATGTATTACGTAAACCAAATGGAGATATTACAGCTGGCTCATTAGTATATGCATATCATACTCCTAAAACAGGTGATTGGATTGAGGTGATAAATGAAAACACAGAATATAGAAATCCAACTTCTTACACTAATACAGTTAAAGTTACATACCCTAATGCTGTATCAGCTCAAGCATTTGGAGAATATACTAAGAAGTTTTTAAAGAACTTAGGATATGCAGCAAATAATACATTGATGTCTTTATCAGTTTGTTCTGATGATATTAATGCTTCTAGTTTTGTAGACGAAGATAATTTAGGTCAGCATCCTTTATCATTAAATGAGTTTTTAGGACCATTTATGTCTGGTGGTTTAGCTGGTTATCCACACACTGGTATTACAGGACTGGGTGCTTATGCAAGTCATGTTACTAATACAGGTAATTTATTTGTAATGAATATGCCTCACATAGGTATATCAAGCAATGGTACTGTAGGTTCTATAATTAGAAAAGGACAAACTGGTCAAAACACGTCATGTGGTGCAGTGGCTGCAGCTGTAAGTTGGGCTATTAGTAATTCTGGTACACCTGTACAATCAAATTTTGTTGATGATTATCAACAATTCTTTTTAACTAATATAATAGCACAACCAGCTAATAGAACATTACTAGCTCCATTAACTGGCTCAGTTACACCTGCTCAAATGGTAATAGCTACAGAAATTATAAGAGCTGCTGGCCAAACATTTTTATTAGGTGCTACAGGTATAAGATCAGCAGCTGGAACAAATGCAATTAATGGAAGTACAAGAGATGCATTTTTTATGAGTGGTACATTTATAAATGTTGACGATCGCTATGAAGCATATATAGATGTAGTGAGTTTTCAAAAATTACCAAAAGGTACTGCAACTTGGGTAGATTTAACAACAACTTTTAAAGCTGGATTACCAAAATAATGGCTAAGAAAATTAAAGTTACATCAGGTGGCGAAAAACATGTGGTGTATAAAAAAGAAAGCGCTACTGGTATAGGTAAAGGTAAAAAAGGTGATATAATGGTTAATCATCCTACAACAGATAAAGGCAAATGGGACACTATTGATCTTACTAAAAAAGCAAAAGCTAAAACAGTTAAACAAGGAGTGGCTAGTGTAAAAAAATGGCATAAAGAACATCCTTGTAAAAAGTAATAATATGGCAAAGACTCCAGCTTGGACAAGGTCAGAAGGTAAAAATAAAACTGGTGGGTTAAACCAAAAAGGAAGAGACTCTTATAATAAAAGTCATCCTGGTTCTCATCTTAAAGCTCCTCAACCAGAAGGTGGTCCTAGAAAAAAATCTTTCTGTGCTAGAATGTCTGGAGTAAAAGGTTCTATGAAAAAACCTAATGGAGAACCTACTAGAAAAGCATTAGCTCTTAAAAAATGGAAATGTTAAAAAATGACTAATAACCTCTTACAGATTAAAATAAAGCAAAGACTAAATAAGTTGGCTTCTTTGGATTATGAAAATCTAGAGTGTTGGCAAGTAGCCGAAGCTTTTAATAAAGCACAACTTGAGTGGACCAGAAGACAAATGTATGGTATAAATCAGCGTAAAGCTGGTGAAGAAGAAACAAGTGGTTTGATAGATGATCTACAAAGATTGATGACTCATTTACAAATCAATATGATAGATAAAGAAATTTACTATCAAGGAGATTTGCCAAAGAACTATCTTCACTATGTGCGTACAGATGTATTTGCTGAAACTGAATGTTGCCCAAGAAGAAGAATGACAATATATGAAGCTGAAGAAGCGAATATATCAATTATTCTTGGAGATAAAAATCGCCAGCCAAACTTTGAATGGGCTGAAACTGTTTCTACATTAATGAATAATAAATTAAAAGTGTATACAAATGGTGAATTTAAAATACCAGAGTGTCACTTAATATATTATAGAAAACCACAAGAAGTTCAATTTGTAGGTTGTACTGATATTAATACAGGAAATGTTTTTAGTGTTGATCAAGAGTGTGAGTTTAATGATGATATTGCAGAAATTATAGCTGATAATGCTGCTATGATTTTAGCTGGTGACATGGAATCTCAATTACAATACCAAAGAGAACAACAATCAATACAATCAAATAGTTAATAAATATGAAAACCATATCTAGACCTTCAATATTTTCTTCTAGTACAAGTGGTGTAAGTGCAGTGGTTAGTCAACCTGAAACCTGCGCATTATGCATACAAACAGGAGCACTTGCTCAAGACATGTTAAATGCAGTGACAAGTATTCACAAGATACATCTTAAAGTGACTGGCCTGGGTTCATATGCAAGTCATAAAGCTCTTAACCAAATGTATGATGAGATAGGTGAACATGCTGATGATTTAGTAGAACAATTTCAAGGAGCCATGGAAAAGATTCTTGAAATACCTAATACATCACCAACTGAAATCAATACAGTGGAAGAAGCTATCGAATATCTTAGAAAACTAAAAGATAAGATTACAGCTCTTCAAGCTAATATGCCTTTCAGTGAAATAGTAAATTCACTGGATACTGCTAAGAGCACAATTAACTCAGTAAAATATAAATTGTTATTTTTAAAATAATTGATTATATTATATTGTAAACAAACAAATAAATATTTTTTTTATAACCCCTTAAATTTTTAATTATGTATTTTCCTAATGCATTCAAGAAGAACTTTCTTCCAGTTGCGAGTGTTGGTACTACACCAGCTACTGCAACACTTGGTACTACCACTGGGTATGTTATTCCAGTAACTTCTGCTGCAAGTATTGTAGTTGGACAAAACGTTGTTGGAGCTGGTATTCCTGCAGGTGCTATTGTTAGTATTATTGCTTCTCTTAACATTACAATTTCTTTGCCTATCACTGCAGCAATTGCATCTGGTGCAACTATTGTATTTGGTAATGGTGCAGCAACTACTACAACCACTGCTGCTCTTAATGCGCCAAACGTTTTGCAATTTACTACTACTGATGCTGCTAAAGTTGTAATTGGTCAATCAGCAACTGCTTCAGGTATTCCTGCTGGAACTGTAGTTACTGCTGTAAATGCTAGTGCAGGTTTAGTTACATTATCTAACTCAGTTACTGCTACAGTTTCTACTAGTACAACAATTACCTTTGGTGCAACTGGTGTTTCTGTATTGTCAACTGGTAACACTGCTACTTTAACTGCAGGTCAAATTGGATTTTTCCAAACTGATGGTCAAGCTTCTCAAGCTGCTAGTGCAAAACCATTCATTATTGCTCAAGGTTCTTATTTTGCACAAGATAAGATTAGCCCAGCAATTGGTGGATATCAAGAGTCTGTTAAATCTAAAGTGGTTAACCCTAGATATATTTCTAGATTAATCAAAGTTAGTGCTAAACAAGCTCGTCAAATGGTTGTTCAAGTTCCAGTAACTTGTGGATTAAATCCAGATTCAACTTACAGATTACGTGTTGATATTAAAGGATCCCCAGCTTTACGTTTCTTAAGTCATAACATGTATAGAACATTAGATTCTTATACTGGTTGTGCTAGTACTGTTGATCCTACTTTATTGAAAGATCCTGTAGCTACATTGTTAAACTGGGCTGACCAAATTAACTTGAGTCCTATTTTTAATACAATGGTTCAAGCTAGAGTGTATAAATTAGTTGTAACTACTGCTAATACTGCAGCAGCTGCTACTTCAGTAAGTACAACTCAAGCTACTTTTATTCCTAGTTCTTTTACTAACATTGCTGTAGGTCAAAAAGTAGTTGGTACTGGTATTCCTGCTAACTCATTTGTAACTACTGTAACTAGTACTACAAGCATTACAATTACTTACCCAACTCAACAAACTGCTCCAACAATTAATGCTTCAGTTAGTGTTAAGTATTATAATGATGTTTATAGTGGTAGTGTAGGTACTCCTCAATTAAATGCGGCTACAGTAATTCCTGGAACTGGTACTCAATCAGGTGTTGGTGGATCTGCTGTAATATCTGCTGGTGTTGCAACTGGAGCTATAATTGGTGTAATTGGTTCTAATGGTGCTGCTCTTTACTCAGGTCTTACTGATGCTTCTAGCTTTACTGTTGATGCACATATTGAATTATCTGGTGCTTATATTGAAACTAAATTTGGTATCTGTACTTTCACTCCAACTGATAAATACGATTTAGAGCCATTGTTAATCTACACTTCAATTGTAGATGAAACTGGTGATCCTTGTAATACTTTCTGCTTTACTACTACCAATAGTAACACTGGTACAAATACAAGTGCAAATGACGCAACTGTAGTTCAATCTGCAATTCAAGCATTTGGTGTAGGTGAAACTGTATTACGTGACTTCATCTTATCTGATCGTTATTTACAACTTGCTTATCCTGATAGCAATCGTGTAGAAAGCTTGAGAATGAGAGAGATTGAACAAAACCCAGCTCTTGCTAGTATTTCTAGAACTTCATTGTATGACCAAGTATTGGTTTTACATAATGTACCTAGATTTAATAACCCAACTGCTGTATTTGATAATGATCAATACTTGTTATGTTTTTATGTTCCAACTGGTACTTCTACTAGTGCTTTAACTAACTATATAATTAACTCAGTTACTGCTGCAGGTGGTAATATTACTTTAGAATCATTCTAATCCTAATCTTTAAAACTAGAAGGGAGGAGACCAAAAGTCTTCTCCCTTTTTTGTTTTGGCTACATCGTCAAAAAATAGTATATTATTATTGAAGATATATCTTCAATTTTAACCATAACTTTATAAAGTTTATATATGGCTTACAAACACCAATTAAGTTTAGAGGTTCCTGATACAAATAATTGTACAGTGTTTCGTATATTTGACACATCGATATATGATGAGCATGTACCTATTACATGTGGCACCTTAGAAATAACTTCACCAGGTTATAACCAACCTGTATCAATAGAGGTGCTACCACACTTTAACCTTGTGCTTAATGGTTGTACATTAGGTATACAAACAAATGGTTGTGGTCATAATAGCGAACGTTTACCTGATGGTATATACACTATCAAGTATTCAGTATCGCCTAATGATAAAGTGTTTGTACAATATCATTACTTAAGAACATGTTTAACTAACAATAAATATTTTAATCAACTTGGTAAACTTGAACTATCAGCATGTGAACCACAAGCAGATGTTAAAGAAGACCTGGCTGAATTAAGACTTATCAAATCTTTTATAGATGCTGCAAAAGCTAAAATAGAACAATGTGATGATCTTCAAGAAGGTATGGATTTATTCATATATGCTCAGAAGAGATTGCATAAGTTTGAAAATAATGGATGCGCAAGTTGTTAACAATAAAAATAAACCAATATGAATTGTCCAAATTGTAATGCTGTAATTAGTTGTGGCTGCCAAAAACGTGTAGCTTCAGATGGTAGAGAAACGTGTTCAAGTTGTATCACTGCGTATGAACAACTGCTGGCACTTAAAAAGCGCTAACTTATGAGAAACCTATTGCCCCAGAAAGATAAGTATTTAATGAACTTTGCGAATACTGTATATGATCAGTTTCGTAAGATGCGTTATGGTATTGAGTCTTGTAAAAAAGGTAGAGAACTTTACATTGATGAAATGCGTAAAGACTTAGTGATGTACCAATCTAATGATGATGGTGAGGCGCTGAGTGAAGTTTCTATACAACATATGGGGTGGTTGCCTGTTTATTATCCTAGTCATGATGAATCTTGTGAGTATCAACCACCTTGGCAAGATATGAGCAAGTATCAAGTACAACGATGTAATGGGGGCCCTACTTCTATAGGTATGAGTTATGTAGGGCAAAATAGCTCTACCAATCTTATAGAGGTGAATGCTGGAGGATGTGTAACAAGAATCAACATTAATCCTGCTATTGCAATAAACAACTATAGTGGTAGTCCTGCTTTTGTATTTTCACAACCTTGTAATAATCCACAAACTGTATGGAATATAAACCATAATCTTGGGTTTGTTCCTAATGTATGGTCTGAAGATTGTAGTATACCTGCTGTTAATATTGAAGGTACTGTACATATAGTAAATTTAAATACACTTACATTAACATTTAGTACTCCACAAGCTGGTAAAGCATACTTATCATAATGGCAGAGAATAAAAAATATTTTCATAATATTGATCTAGTTAGGAATAAGTTGATGAATCCTCTTCTCAACCCTATGTCAACATCAGCTAGACTTGCATTATCATTATCTGTTGCAGATCAAGGATATGTTTGTTATGATACCACTGATAATAAACAATATTTTTGGGATGGGGCTCATTGGGTTGCATCAGGTGGTGGCGGTCCTATATATCCTACAAGTCTTATTCCTTATGGTGATGGAACAACGCCTGGTGGTATCACAAGTAGTTTATTTAACTATGACCCTACAGATCACTTTTATGCTCAAGTAAACAATAATGCTGGACTCTACTTGACTATATCAAGTTCTGGGTTATATAGTCAAAACACAACTGCAACTGATTATTCTTACACAGAGTTCACACCTAATAGTTCAGATACAGGTGTGAATATAAATACAAGTGGAATAATAGATGTAACAACTATTGTACAGGCGTATGCTGATAGGTTACTAGAGTTTACTGCAAATAATGATTTTTTTAATGGTGATCCAGCTCAAGGTATTGGTAAGTCATTTGATATGACTTACACTGATAAAACAGGTGATACCTATACAGTTCATTATGATGAAGGTGAAAATGTTAGTGATTTTACTAATGGTGATCAACCATATACAGTAGTATCAGCTACATATGGTGATATAAATGGGAGTGGTTTTTCAAAGAATATGGAATTATTACTATATGAATCTTTGGTAGATAATCCTAAGCTTGCTTTTAAAACCAATATATATAATGGTGATTATGGTTTATTTAGTATACAACCAGAACTTAATGTTATAACTATTGGAGATATAAGTCATCAAGTTCATGGTACATATATAAAAGTAGATGATAGATTTGAAACTATAAAAGCTTCTAAAATAATAGATGCTCCTGGTTTTAGAACTATTGGTGGCACTTCCTCTCAATTTGTAAAAGGTGATGGTTCATTAGATACTCATACATATTTAACAACTATATCTGGTTTAAACATATCTCTATTAAACAATGATTCTGGATATATAACATCATCAGCTTTATCTCCGTATTTAACTAGTGCTACAGCAGCTTCTACATATTATCCACTTACAAACCCAAGTGGTTATATAACAAGTTCTGCTTTAAGCCCATATCTTACAATTTCTAGTGCTGCTAGTACATATGAGCCAAAGATAACAGCTGGAACCACAGGTCAATATTGGAGTGGTAATAAAACCTGGCAAACACTTCCTGTTTATACACTAGCTGGATTAGGTGGTGTACCTACTACAAGACAGCTTACTATTAATGGAACAACTTATGATCTTTCTGCTGATAGAACATGGACTATTCCTACATACTCTTTACCTATAGCTTCTGATACTATACTAGGTGGTATTAAAGTGGGTAGTGGGTTATCTATAGACAGTGGTGGTGTGTTATCACTAAATAATGTAGCTGGTGTATATTATGGTTATAGTTTTAATTCCACTATATTTGATACATATCCTAACAGTATTACAGGTCGTTATCTCTATTCAAACAGATCATATATAGTTAATTCAGATTATTCTCCAGGTTCTACAGGTACTATAATGTTTATGGGACTTGGTGATATTTCTGGAAATACTTATGGCTCATTAGATGTAAGAGGTGGTGGAGGTCTTTCTGTATTAAACTTGGCTATTGGAGCTTCTAGTGGAAATATATTATTAGGTAGTATAACTGATAATGGTACAGGAGCTAAAGTACAAGTTACTGGAACAATAACTGCAAATGCTTTTAAAACAATAGGTGGATCTACTACACAATATATAGATGGTACAGGTGGGTTACAAACATTTAGTAGTGGTATAACAACAGCTTTAGGTTATACACCAAGTAGAGCTATTAATATACAAAAGATAACTGGTAACACTGTATTATCTTTAAGTAGCTCTGTTAACACTATTCTTGTAAATGGTTCTATAGGTAGTACAATTAACGTAACAGTACCTTTAGCTTCAACAGCTTATACATCTGGTTTCTATTATACAATAAAAAATATAGGTGGTGGGTCTATAAATATTTTACCCACTAGTACAGATTTAATAGATGGACAATCTAGTATTTCTATATCTTCGTCAACTAAAACATCTTTAACACTGGCTCCATTTAATGATGGAAGCTGGTACTTAATATAACAAATATGGCTTACATAGATCAAAAAGTAGTTCAGGTAAATGACTCGAGTAATGCGCTGATAAACCCAGCCCAGGATGAAACTATTATACTATTAAGAAGACTACTACAACTATCACAATCATTAAGTGTAATAGATGGACAACAAAGACAACGTATAGTTGTTGAAGGTACAACAGGTACTGTAAATACCAGCACTGTCTTGAGTGCAACAGGTTATAATGGTGTTGACCCTAGACAAACTTTTCAAGATATGGGACGTAATCTTTTTGCTGCAGCTATACGACCAAACTTAATCTTTTCATAAAATAATAACAATAATATGGCTTTAACAAACAAACTAAAGACAACGGTAGATCAACCTGTATGGGAATGGACAAGATTTGCTCCTGCTTTATCTACAGGTACATCAGGATGGTGTACATCTGAAGATGGACTTGATAGATACATTTACTATGTAGTAGGTGCAGCTTTTTATAGATATGATACCATATCTGATTCTTGGCAAACATTGGCTACATCACCAGTTTCTCCAAGCAACGTTTTATCACTACAATATCAAAAATATAGTGGTTATAAAGGTAGAGTTTTATCAGCAACTTCTAGTACAATCACTGTAGGATATATAAGTCATAACTTAACTACAGGAACTACTATTAAGATAACTGATGGAACAGGTAGAGGTCAAACAACTACCATTACAGGTGTGGGTAGTGAGAATATTATAGATACTGGAGTAGCTACTACATCATCCACTTCTTTACTTACAGATTCTACTAAAAAATGGAAGATTAATCAGTGGGTTGGATACAACTGTAGAATCAACTATGGTACTGGTGTTACACAACAAAGAACTGTTATATACAATGATAACACCACTCTTTATTTTTCTGATGCAAACTATCAACCATATGAGTCTTTTCATGACCAGGTTTTTGCTGTAGCTCCTGCAACAACAGGTACAGCTGCGCCATCTATGTACATCTTATCAACTCAAACACTCACTGTATCAGCCACTTTATCACCAGTACCTGATAGTACATCAAGATTTACTCTTAACACAGGTATAGTGTGGGTAGTTATGGGGAATGGTTCTTTGCTGGCATATGACGTGGTTAGTGATTTTTGGATGACTAAAACGCTTCCTGCTGTTACTAACTTATTTGGTACCAACTTAGGTACAGATATCACTTTAGAAAAAATAGGTGAGACAGCTGGCGCATACTTAACAGGTACAACTTCTGCTGGAGCTAATAGAACATTAACTGATTCTACTAAAACAATGGTTCAAGATAGATGGAGAAACTATCAAATAAGAATCACTGGTGGAACTGGTATAGGTCAAAAAAGAAGAATAGTTGCTAATGGAACAAACTATTTTGAAGTGGCTACTAAATGGGAAACTAACCCAGACATTACATCCGCATATTCCATATTTGCTAACACAGATGTTATATATTTAGCTGGTAATGCTTCTTCAGCTTTGTATCAATATCATACTGAAGCTGATCTTTGGAGTCAAAGTGGTATATATGACTATGGTATTACTAATAATATGACTGTTACAAGATCTGGAACTCTTCCTATAGGTGTAACATCTGGTACAAGAAATACAGTTGGTGTAACAGGTGTAACAGCATCTGTTGTTGCAGGTGGTACTAGTGGTTATAAAGTTGGAGATACTTTAAACTTAACAACTAATGGTACAAATGGTAAAGTAATAGTTGAAACTGTAACATCTGCTGGTGTTATTTTAACAGTTTCTTTATTTAGACCTGGTTCAGGTTATTCTGTTGGTAACTCTGCTACAACTAATGGTACAGGTGTTGTGGGAACAGGAACAGTAACTATTGCAATTAGTAGTGTTGGTACAGTGGGACTTATTGTAACAGCTATCAACCATTTCTTTAAGATAGGAGATAGTATAACTTTTGCTGGAGCTAGTGAAGCTGCTTGGAATACTACATATACTA